TTAAAAATATACTGGACTTCACTTATATCTTTCCATTTCATATTAGCTTTTACATTACCTAGTCTTCTTATATCATCTACATTAAAATGAACTTCCATATATATATATATTATAGATAATTATTATTTTTTCTAATCTTGTGATTTACATATTTTAGTTTTTTGATGTCGTATTAAATTTGCCTTACTTGTAATTTTCTTACAAACAGGACATTCTATTTTTGCTTTTCTTATTGCCTCATCTACATTTCTGTTTTTAATATTTCTCCTTTCTTTATTATTTGTAGCCCACTTCTTTATTCTTTCTTTTCTTTCTTCTTCTGTAGCATTACATTTTCTATCATTAAGAGTAGCATTTAGTTCTATTCTAAATTTCTCCTCTTGTGTTCTTAATTCATTTATATTATTAAATTCTACATCAGCAACCCATTCACATTTAACCTTATCAATTCCTTTCTCTAAACAATATTGATATATTCCTTGAGATTGTGGTTTATTTCTTAAAGCGTAATTGTGCTTACCTTGTCTATCACTTAAATATTTTTCTTTTGTAGAACCTATATAAATCTCTCCATCTACAACTATTTTATATATCATTCCTTTCATCATCTTTCATCATATTTCATATTTATCTTTAAATCATTATAGATAATTATTATTTTTGATATTAAATTTACTCTTAAATCCATTGTATATTTGAGATTTCTTTGTATCTACAAAAATAAAATTATATGGTTTAGAAAATACACGATATAAGATTTCATTAAATACATTTTTATTACAAGCAAAAAACTCCTCGAAAAGGGTAATCATCTCGCTCTTTGTATTACGACAATCAAATATAGCAAGGTGTGTTAATTGACTGCGAATAAATCTTGGAAGCTGGGTCATTTTCTGTGCTGAAATCATTACTGATACAGCTCCGCTTTCTATCTGTCTTCCAGTTAATTCATCTATTATTGGGCGACCTATATGCCTACCATTATTCATTAATTTTTTTAGAATTACACTATCATCACCATTACCATTCGGTTTTATCTCACTACCTAAATCATCTAGTATAATAAGAGTTCTACCTTCCATATCCTCTTCATTTTGTAGTCTATCAAATATAGTTGGTAAATCTTTTAAACTAGTATAAAATCTGTCTTCAGGTAATTTTGGTTTCTGTGCTTGACTTGCTATTGATGGACTGACTATAAAGACATTAGAAAACCTTTTATTATATATTCTTTTTTTACCACCTGATTGTGTTAATGCTTGTATTAAATTACTCTTACCTGACCCTGATTTACCTATACAAGCCATCCTAAATATTGATGCTGGTAATGGATAAGGTATGCCTTCCATCTCATCATCACAGGCAAATTTATATACTTCAGGTTCAATATAATTTTTTATTTCTTCTTCTTCTAATTCATTCTCCATTATATTATATATGAGATAAAATATAATAGAAATAAAGTTAAATGTATAAGTCCCAAAAATACCAAGCGTCCCAAGTGCGTCCCAAATATTTTGGGACGAGACCTTTTTTTTTTGGCGAGACCTTTCTCTGTAAGATATTGATGTATCTTTTAATTTCTTTATAGTTTAAGTCCCAAAGTAACACAATATTTTAAAAGTATTATTTCAAAAATTTATAATCCATAATCTCTCAAAGGCCGAATGCCCTTAGCAGTTCCCTATGACTTAATGGTTTCTTTTCAGGTTCAGGTTCAGGCACAGGTTCAGGCACAGGTTTTTCTTTTTCTATTGCTTCATTAATCTTATCTTGTGTATAACCTTCCTCTTGTTCTTTTCGTTTTATAGATTTTTCTTTTAATCGTGTGGAGCGTCTAGACCTAGAAATAACTATTTCATCATCACTTGAACTATCGTCTTGTTCAATAACAATCTTTTTCTTTTTGCGTCTTTTAGGAGGAGCTTTAACATATTCTACTTCATCATCACTCTCATCTTCCTGAATAGCGACTTTTTTTTTAGGTTTAGGTATATCAATTGGTTTAGATTTCTCTTCAACCTTGAGATTAACAGCATCTTCTTTTGCTTTTCTTTTTTCTGCCCATCTAACCTTATTCCTTTCTTGTAGGGCATTAAAAGCATCTATTTGTTTTTGTGTTTTGGGTGGTCTTTTCTTTTTCTCTTTCTGTATAGGTTCATTAGTGCTTTCTTGGACCATTTCTGTTTCCAAATCACTCACCTTCTCTTCGTCTATCTCGTCTTTTTCTTCGTCTTTAATCGTAGAATTAACCATTATATATATTCATTGATATAATAATATTTTCCTAAACGCAACTTTATAGAAATAATTCCTGAGTTTTTTTTGAGAAATAGTTTTGTTACAGCTGGTATTTTGGGATTTTTGGGACGCAGCTTTATAGAAATAATCCCTGAGTTTTTTTGAGAAATAGTTTTGTTACAGCTGGTATTTTGGGACTTTTGGGACACAGCTTTATAAATCCCAAAAATCCCAAAATACCAACTGTCCCAAAAGTATTCTCTACGATTTTTAGAAAAATATAAAATATCTATATATATTAACTATGTCTAGAAGAAGTCTAAATGGAATAGAAAGTGATGATGTTAGGAGTTTAAATGGTCTTTCAGTTCATAAAAATATGTTAAAGAAATTGAAAGCAACACAACCATTAGAATATGATGCTGATACATTTACCTATTCTCTCAAAGGATTAAATGGATTTACAGCAAATAAAATAATAAAATGTAATCCAGCAGGTGATGGTTTAATATACGCAGATGATAATAATACTGAATATACTGGAACTAATCCAATTGATATTACTGGAACAACTATATCATTAAAAGGATTAAGTGGATTTACAGCAAATAAAATAATAAAAGTAAATCCAGCAGGGGATGCTTTAATATATGCTGATGATAATGATACTAATTTTTGGAATTTAAATAGTAATTCATTAACACCCAAATTAGATAGTTATAATGTAATTATTGGAGATGAAGATAATGCTAATAGTAATAATGTTGAACTTTTAGTTTATGGTGATATGGAATTGAAAAATACTTTATTCTCTACTAATAATAATGAAAATAAAATAGATTTTGATACTACTTATGGTTTAGATTTTTATGGATTTTATTATTCACCAAGTTCAAGGTCTTATAATGTTAGTTTTAGAAATAATACACACGGCAGTAATTTTCCTTATTTAGGTGTTAGTAATACAGGTGATTTTCTCTTTCATATCAACGGCAGAGGAGATACGATGATTATGAAAGCAGATGCTACAAGAGATGTATTAATAACTGCTGGTGATTTAATTGGTGAAACATCAAGTTTGTATAGCAAAAATAGAATGAAAGATATTTATTGTAGAAATATTTATGCTGAACCAATAGTAATAAAAAATGCTACAAGTGCTTCAAGTGCTTATATATCTATGTTTGAAGCAAGTGATAATGGAACGAATTATATAAAATTACAAGCACCACTATCATTAGCAAGTGATGCTATTGATATTGTTTTACCATCAACAGCAGGAACTCTTGCTTTACAAAGTGAAATAAGAACAGACGCACAGATTAGAGGATTATTTTCAGGAACACCACCTATTAGTGTATCAGCATCAGGCGTTATATCAACATCATTTACTGCTACATCTACTGAAACTATGGAAAATAAAACATTAAAATCACCTATATTTACATCAACATCAGGTGCTTATGAAAAGATGATATTAAAAGATGAAAATTTAAGTCATAATATCAACATCTTCACGCCTGATTTAACTGATAATATAAATATTGGATTTCCAAGTGTGACAGGGACATTGGCGATTACAGATGATATTCCTAATACAACAGATATAAGAGGGTTATTTTCTACTGCTGGAAATCCTATTACATATAATTCAGGCACAGGAAGTTTCGGTTGGACTAATAGTAATAATTATATAGCATTAACAAATCTCTCCGCAACCAATCCAATAGTGTATGACAACACATCAGGTGCTTTTACTTGGACAAATTCAAATAATTATGTTGATAGTGCTGGTGTTCTATCTCAAATTGCCTCTGCGACATCTATTTCAACTGCTTCAATATTAGGAAATCCTAATAGAACTTTTGGCAATGCTACTTCGGCAAATATTATTAATGGAACAAGCACAACAATTAATAATCCTATTGGAACTGGAGCAGCAGGAGATGTGGCGAGAATGAGTTTGAAGGATAATACATTATCATTTAACGCAGAAATTAAATGTCTTCCTTTTACAGATAATAGAACCTTTCATTTTATAAATGAAAGTGGAACTATTCTAACTACTGGTAATACTGCTACAAGTCATATAAGAGGTCAATTTACAGCAACGCCTCCTATAGAATTAAATGTATCTACTGGTGTTATATCTACAACTTTTACACCAACCAGCACGACAAATATTAGTGGAAAAACTTTTATTGACCCTTTAATAGTATCACCAACTAATACAACAAGTTTTTATATAGCACAATTATTAGCAGGGTCATTAAATGATGGTAATTCAGTAGAATATGTTTTTGGTAAGGCAAACGCACAAGGTAATTGTTTTACGATGAATTATACACACATAGGAGATAATAATAGTGGTAATTTTTTAATGATGGGTTTGAAAACAAACGCAGAGAATAATATAAAAATGTATAATGATAATAAAGTTGAATTTAATACAAAACAAGTAGATATTATAACTGGTAATGGTGCTGACGATTGTAATTTAATTTTATCAACAGGTCATAATGGTAGTGCTGGTAATTCATCAGTATTAACTCTTCAAAATACAAATTCAAGTGGAACTCTTAAAAAGGCTCAATTGTTTTTGAATGGTGCTGATGACTATCTTGTATTAAAAAATTTAGTGACAACAGGAAGAATAGAATTCGTTGTTGGAACAACAAAATTAGGTATATTTCAAACTTCTCAAAGTGAGATTTTAAATACAACTATTATTGGTTCAAATAGATTTAAAGTAAAACACGCATCAGGTTTTAATTTTATTTCTAATCCTGAAGGCACACAATTTGATGATGATACTAAAGCAGGTTCTCATATTTCTTATCACGACAACGGAACTGAAATGACTTTTAACTGTCCTAACTCAACATATAGATACACAAATTCCAGTAATCATAGATTTATGTTTAATGGTGGAACAAGATTTAGTATTTTTGGTTCTTCTAATCCTTGTATTGCTATGACTAAAATAACAGGTTCTAATTTTAATAAACAAGGGGTAGGAACGGTATTTCCTACAGAAATGGGTGGTTGGTCTTCTCAAACAATTCCATTTTTAGAGAGTTTTTACATAGGAGGACAAAACACAAATGATGCTGAAGGTTATTTTTTAACTATGAATGGGCAAACTACAGGTATTTCTACACCAGGCGATAATGAAGCATTTTGGTGGCTCGATGAAGATAGTGCTCCTGGTGTAGTAGGTTGGAAAATTTCAATAGCAGGAGCAATATCAACTGTTAGTGATAGTAGAACTAAATCAAATGTTAAAACTTATAAAAATTCAAATTTTGATAAATATAAAAAAATAAGAACTATTACATATAATAGAAAAATCCCAAAAGAATTAAATCCAAAAAGATTAGAAAAACAAAGTTGTATTGATAAATATAATGAAATTCATTATGGAGTAATAGCAGAAGAGTTATATGATTTATATCCTGAAATAGAAAATTCACAGGATATAAGAAAAAGAGATGAATGGAATTATAGAAAAGATAATTGGAATAAAGGTATTTATGAAAAAGAATTAGATGAATGGAAAGAGAAGAAGGAAAATTATGATAAAGAAAAAGGAAAAGAAGATAAAGAACCATTTAAAACAAAACCACCAAATAAAGAATTTGATGAAGAGATGCCTTTTAAAGTTGTGGATTATGAAAGGATTAATATAATATCAGTAGGAGTAATTCAAGATTTAATCAAACAAAATGAAAAACAACAAGAGCAAATAGAGAGATTAGAAAAGAAGATTAATTTAATTTTAGCATTAGACAATGATAAATGAAGCGTCCCATAAATCCCAAAATACCACTGTCCCACAAACTATTTTCTCAAAATAATGTATAATGCCAAGAAAATTAAAAAAAGAAGAATTGGATTTATTTAAGACACATTCAAAACATCACAGTAAAGCACATATAGCTTATATGAAGAAGCTAATAAGGTCAGGTAAATTTTGCTTTTCCCAAGCACATAAAGAAGCTATGAAATTAAAAGGTAAGTAATATATATATGAAGTTCAAAAAGAGTAAAGCTAAGAATAAGAAGTATGCTATTAAAACTCCTTCAGGTAATACAATTAACTTTGGAGATAAAAGATTTGAGCATTTTAAGGATACAACAGGTTTAGGGTTATATTCTAATTTAGACCACAATGATAAAACAAGACAAAAATCATATTGTAGTAGGTCTAGTGGAATTAAGGACAAAAATGGTAAATTAACTAAAAATGATAAAGAAAGTCCAAACTATTATGCTAGGAAGTATTTATGGAGTTGTTAAAAAAATGATTTAAAGATAAAAATGTAGTAAAATGTAGCAAAATGCCGATAGTAGATTATTCAAAATCAATTATATATCAATTATGTTGTAAAGATACAAAAATTACAGATATTTATATTGGAAGCACGACAAGTTTTAGACATAGAAAGGTTGCTCATAAATCTTGTTGTTGTAATGAAAAAAGTGCTAAATATAATCTTAATGTTTATAAATTTATAAGAGAAAATGGTGGTTGGGAAAATTGGGATATGGTTATGTTATATGAATTTTCTTGTGAGAATAAATTACAATTATTAAAAGAAGAAAGAGTATTTATTGAAAATATGAAACCATCATTAAATATTTCAATACCAACAAGAACACAGAAAGAATGGAGTGCTTGTAATAAAGAAAGATTATTAGAAAGACAAAAAAAATATGATTTAGAAAATAAAGAACGATTTAGAGAAAGACATAGAGGATATGGCAGACAAAAAGGAACTTGTGATGTATGTGGTAAGGAAATGTATAAAACTAATATATATAGACACAAAAGAACATCTTGTATAGTCATAAATTAATATTATATTATCTTTAATAATAATATAATATGGATACTCAGGATATAATTTTAATCTCAGTTTTGGCTAATTTAATATTTCAACCATTATTACAATACTTATTACATAGTAGATGTAGTAAAATTAAATGTTGTGGAATAGAATGTGATAGAGAGGTATTAAAAAGTAAAGAAGAATTAGAAGAACAACAAGAAGAGAATTTATGAGAAAATAGTTTTGTGGGATAGTGGTATTTTGGGATTTTTGGGACGCTTACATTGTAGAAGAAATACCTGTATCAGGAACTCCAGCCCCTGTG